TCCTTCGGAACACCCCCAGCATAGGACGGGGCCAGCCCTGAGAATCTACGACCCGGACCGGAGCTTCAGCGAGGTCCGGGTTGTAGATTCTCAGGGCTGGCCCCGTACTAGGCTGGGGGTGTTCCGAAGGAACACCCCCTATTGTTTTTACGGGAGGGTAGGGGAGGGGTACTGGCGCCCCAAGCTGGTTCAGGCGCGCGCTCAATTTTTGTGATTAAGTGCTAGCACTTGCTAGCTACCAGAACTCCCCTACTCGTATGACAAAGTCCAACTGCGGGATGACGTTGTTGTTACCTGATGCAGGCTTTCTGTTTGGGGTCATGACAAACGGCTTGGTCCACATTTCGCGAATAAACCCATTACGCTGCACGACAGCCCTGCCTATCAATCCGGTACCAATGGGTAAGTCGTCGATAAACAGGCGTTGCCCGCTTCGTGTGCTTATATCCTTTGCCCAAGACCCATCCCACGCGTAGAACAAAACACGCCCCGGAATGTCAAAATCCGCGTCGTCCCAAGGCCCTGATGGACTCAGCGTATCGCCATTTGGCCCGTCGGCGTGCCCGTCACTTTTAACTTTCATGCTCGAGTTTACTGTCATATAAACAGACAACCAAGCAGTCTTGGGTGCTATGACCACTGCGGGAAACCTCGACTCAAAGTGCAGCATCTGTGTGTTCTCGGCCATAGGCTCCCGCTCAGGTGTCGTGCCCTTCTCGTTCAGGACGTAGCTTCGGTCAGCTGCGGCATCCACGGTCAGGTTGTACTTTGACACCTGTCCGGCAATTGCGTTCTTTTCCGCCTCGGTAACCACGCCTCCCGCGTCTACCCTGTCTACCAAGCCTGCCGGAATACTGCAGGCTGTGCAGGTAGACACCATCAACACGCAGGTACCAAAGCGGCTGCTGTCAACTGCTGAACGAGCCATAATCGTCACCAGACCCTCCTTTATACCTGTGACCAAACCCGTGCGAGAGACCGTGGCTACCGTGTCATCGCTGCTTGCCCAGTTCACGTTGGCGGTGATTTGGCCGTCCATCATGTAAACGGAAGCCATGAGATTGACGGTAGCGTTAGGTGCTAGCACTTGCTTGCCAGGCGTGACTTCAATGTGCTTGACAGGCGTTGCAGTCAAGGGAGCCCGGGGAGCCGAGGGCAGCGCAGCCCCCTGACTCCCTTGGCAACCCGCGACTACCGCAACTATTGCGGCGAATAAGGCCCTCATTTACCGCACCGTGATCTCGCAGACACCCCGGCGCGAGAAGTCTCGCTGCGACGTTGCCATCACCGACGCGTCGCCCTTGCCCACGGCCGTGACCAACCCGGTCTGGTTGACCACCAGCACGGCGTTGTTGCTGGACGACCACGTGACATTGGGCGTAATCTCACCGTTGCTATCACGCACGGATGCGTTGAGCTGCAAGGTAGCCCCAAGAGCCATGGAAGCCGATGCCGGATCGATGGATACGAAGAGATCCTGTACGGCGCCAGACTTGACCGTAACCAGACAGAGCGCGCGAACCTGGGGGTTGTTCGTAGCGCGGGCGACCACTGTGGCCTGACCCTCACCCGCGCCAGTCACAGTACCCGCTGAGGGATCGATCGTGACGATACGATCGTCGCTTGACGACCAGACGACATTGCCATCACGTGAGAGATCATCGTAGATGACGGTAGCCGACAGCTTGCGCGTGGACTTCAAGCCAATCACGTAATCGGGCTGTGAGAGTTGGACTTCCTTGGGAGTCTTGGGAGCCGAGGGAGTTGGGGGGTTGTTGTTGCTGCACGCGGTCAGCAATACCAGCAGGGGTGTATGAATCTTCCGAAAAATCATGGGGGTGACCTCCTGAACAGGATGCTAGCACTTGCTAGCACCTACTGCAATAGGAGGGTAACCGTTTATCAAACTCTTATTGCACTATGCACAAGTGCTATAAAGTGCTATGGTTTGCTGCAGGGGGGTTGGCCATGCCACGACCTTTGGCGTTCAAAGTACTTACACCCGGCACTTACCTGCCTATAAACCGTACAGACATTTCATTTGTTACGGTTGACGGGATCTTGATGTACTTGGGCCACGGGTGCTTTCTGGCCAAGGACAAGAGCAACCACATCTATCTTGCATTTGGGTCTCCCGAGGAAGCTGCAATGGTGCCAGAAGGTACTGTGGTGGGTGTCCACTTCTCGGATGAACCCGAAGACGAAGTAGAGTTCTTGCTTGAAGATCTGGATGAAATGCTGGAGCGCGGGCCGTCCAGCAGAGACCGTGAGTCTTTGGAAGCCTTGGAGCGGATGTTGGACGGCGAGAATGGAAGTGAGTAGGGTTGTATCAATCCCACAATGGCTCTTTGAAGCGCTGATAGAGCGCGAGGATGCTATCAAATTGCTGACAGAACTTGAGGCAACACTAGAAATTCGAACCGAAGACAGTCACGAGTACAAGGTAGATTTCAACTGATGGAAGACCTTGCGTTTGACAACTATCTGTCCCAGATGAGCAACCTGATCAGGACAGCCGCAGAGATTGGCGTTGAGCTCGACGAGCTGATAGCCCACTTGTCAAGCGCGCACTCAGAGGGTACATCAAATACATGAGCACTACGAAACCGCAGTTCAATTGTCGGTTGGACCCGCAAATCGACAAAGAGATCGACAGCTATGCCCGAGCTAGCGGAGTTGCCAAAGGACGCTTGGTGGAAAATCTTTGGAATTTCTATCAGATAAGGGATCTCAAGGGAGTCAGGGAAAAACTGTGTGGGCACGCTCTGATCTCGCACGATCCGCGAGAGCTTTCACAACTTTACCTACTCATGCTTTCCTTGCAGAAAATCCTTAACGGGAAAGGTGTGTCTGGTGAGAGCGATTAAGCGGCAGGAAGTGGAGTTCAACCTTCCACAGCACGTAGATAACTGGAACATAGACTTTAGCAACGGACTGTTGCTGCTGACTCGAGCGCTCTACCCGGAGGACCTAGAGCAACTTTCAGAGTCCGGCAAGCTTGAGCTTCCTAATGAAGTCGTCGTGTATCTTAAAAGTTCCGGCTACGCGATAATCATGACTATAAAGGAAGACAGCGAGCCGCAGGTAAGTTCAATCTTCCCCTCGCTGGACGGCGACCTTGTTGTGGATATCATCTTTGAGGTTGCTGAGATACAATTCATAACGGTACCGTCGCCAGAGGAATAGTTGTGCCAGCTTTACCCCGCAAGAAGACTCAATCGCAACTTGATATCGTTCTTTCAGAGAATCCTCTACTGAAGAAGGAGATGGAGCGGCGGCTAAAGGCTGCTCGTATACAGGCTGCCTCGCTAGCGGAGCAGAGCAAGGAGCAACTGCGGTACAAAGTGGTTGACCTTGAGGCGCAACTAAACTTGGCCTACGCAAAAATTGAAAAGCTCAGGGGGCAAATCAAACTGCACGAACAGGCCCTGCTAGTGGGTAATAGCAACCCTACTGTAGGCAAGTTGAAGATTACGGTTACTCAGCTTGAAGCTGAAAACGAGAATCTGCACCTAGCCTTAGTAGATCTTCAGCAGACCTACGCCAAGCTGGTAAACAGCAAGACAAAGCAATCAAAGCCCGCCCGGTAGGAACGGGTTGCGGTCAAGATTTACGTCGAAGGGCAGCGGCTCCCCTGAAGCATCTTCTACCTCTTGCAGGTCGGTTACTGTCATCTCATCGCTGTCGGAAGCAATTTCATTTCCTTCCTCGTCAAGGAACTGAGCTTCAAACTCTTGCTCGGCACTTTCCGACAAGTTGTTTACAGTGTCCTTGATAATCAGAGCTTTCTGCATCTCTGCCTGTTCGTTGTAGTTTTGCGCCGCCTGCTGCTGTGCAACCTCCTTGAAGTCCGTGAATACGCGAGCAACTACAGGTGCCAAAGCCCACGACAACACACCTAAAGCCATACCCGCGGCGGTGCGTGTGTGCAATAGGCGTTCCGGTAGTGTTTTATCGATGATGAACTTGGAAATTGCAGAACCGAAAATACCTGTGCCCAGCATCAGCGCGTGGTACGCGGCGCTATCGTTGGATTGTCCCGACAAGCGCTGGTTTAGAGCAACAGCGGTTACAGGGTTGGCCATCAGCACACCTGTAAGTGCTGTGCCAATTACGCTCTTGGCCAACTCTCTTGAATCAGAGTGTACGCTATCCCTGAATATCGAGCGTTGCAGAACCTCACCAAGCAACAGACCGCCAACCATTTCGGTAGTCATGCCAAGCAGATGTTTGGTTGATTGGTTGGAGGGCGCAACCAAACCGCCGAGCACTTCAAAGGTTGCTTCGATTCTGTCGCTTAGCCTAGCCTTGGGTTTCGTGTAACCTGGCAGCGCCGTACGAGCAGTATAGTCTACTGACGGAGCGGTAGCGGCAGCAGTATCAGCTGGTGCCACCTCATCGGGCAGGGCTGTCGTTGGAGCTGCCGTACGCCTTGGGCCTACGTATTCTGGAGTTGTGACCCGCTCCAGCTCTGGTTTGTCAAATAGGCTTAGCTGACCCTGCCTGCCCCTTTCTGTTTGCGCCATACGCTCTTGGGCAAGCGCTCGTCTGACTGCCCGCTCTTCCCAACGGGTTTCGTTACGCTGCCTGCGATCTAAACGTGAGCGTTCACGGCGCCTGAGCTGGGCTCGACGGCGTCTGTTCCTCGCGTTGGCAGTTCGCTCGGCATCCCGGTTGGACTGGTCCAGTGCTTCCAACGCATCGTCGTATTCGCTGTTTTCACCTCCGGATATTTGTCTTGCTTGGTTTGTCGTACGAGAAAGTTCGTCCTCGTAAAGGGCGTCCATGGCATCCCTGCGCTCTTGCTCGTCTTCGGCGTAACTGCTTGAGCGGGGTTGGCTGCTATTAGCTCTGCCCAACATGTCATTTACTGAGACTACGCGGGCGTCTGGATTGCTCTCTCGGTAGTTGCTCAACAAATCTGTCAAAGACCTGACATTGCGCTCTTCCCCACCGACTCTACCGATTTGTTCAGGGGAGACTCGGGAGTCAGGGGTTTGGTCCGGTCTAACACCTGGTTTGCCCAGCATGTCGTTTATTGAGACTACACGGGCGTCTGGGTTGCTCTCGCGGTAGTTGCTCAACAAGTCTGTCAAAGACCTGACATTACGTTCTCCCCCGCCAGTTCTATCAGTTTGCTCAAGGGAGACTCGGGAGTCAGGGGTTTGGTCCGGTCTAACACCTGGTTTGCCTAACATGTCATTTACTGAGACTACGCGGGCGTCTGGGTTGCTCTCGCGGTAGTTGCTCAACAAGTCTGTCAAAGACCTGACATTACGTTCACCAGGTACATCGGTCCTGTTGGTTTGCTCGGGGGAGACACGGGAGTCAGGGGTTTGTCTTTGATTAGCCTCAGTACGCAAACGCTCCTCATCTTCGTAAAGAGCATCTAGGGCATCCCGACGCTCCTGTTCGTATTCTTCCTGCTCACGTCGGCGTGCATCAACTCGCGTTTGGTCCTCGTTACTGATTTCAGCAGTCTTGTTTTCAAGCTCGTTTCTGGTCCGCTCTGCCCACTGCGCAAAGGTTGGTCTGCCTTCTTCACTACCACCCAACCAATTCACGAACGCATCGGAACGTAGCTGACTTCTGCGAGCTTCTTCCTGTTCTCTTGCCAGTCTACGGGCTTCTCTGCGCTCAGTGCGCGCACGCCTGTAGTTTGGATCACGCCTAGCCATGTTTTCATCGTGTCTAGCTCGGTTACTAAACGGGCTATCGTCTAAGTACGACCCTTCGTACGGGTTCATGGAGTTATCAAAAAGTTCCCTTTGTCTAGCGCTGGCGTCCCTCATACTCTGGAGACGGTCCTCTTCTATTTTGCGCAAGGACTTCATTGCATCTTGGTAGTCTTCTCCCCAACCCTTCTTATTAGGAGCCGTGTTGTCCGTCAGGCTTTCAGTAACGTCGTAGTCAGGGTCTGCTGTGTTATTAAAGGGACTTGGTGGTGGACTAAGGTCGGGTACAGGCGCAGCGCTGCGTACACCCTCAAAGGAGGCAGATCTTGTACCGGCAATATCGCCTTCGTAACTGTCAGTAAATGTGTTGTAGTGCTCCGGGTTAATAAATTCGACCGACTTGCTGGACAAGCTAGACTTAGCAATGGCTATAGGAACTGTAATGAAGTTGTCGCCTTCATTATGCTTAAAGAACTGTTTAGGCTTTTCTTCAGTGGGAAAGTAAATTCTAATAGCTGACTTGCTGACAGGCGCAATAGAATCGCCGGAATACTCTTTCTCGTAAAGACCAAAAGATTTTCTTAGCTCTATGGCCTGTTTTCTGGCAGCCTCAACCCCACCTTCACCAATATTGATCTTGTGTTCATAGATAATGAACTCTTCGCCAGGTGTTTTTGGTCCCCTAAGGCCTAAGCTTTGCAGATCTGCAACAGAAGCGTTTATGTCTAGACCGCGGGCTGCAGGGGTTGTTCTTTCAGGGGTAGCCTGCGGGGCAACAGAGCGCGGATCTTGCGGAACGTTCAACCTAGGGTCTTGAGATCTTGGCTCTACATTTAGGACATCACGGCTAATTCCAGCTCTGCTTGCTCTTGGTGTAGCTGATCGGTCCCCGTATAGTTGACGAATATCGGTTGCATTTCTAAGAACTCCCTCACTAAGAACTTCGTCAGGGTTTTCAGGGTTTACCTGCCTGTATCGCAGCAAAGCCCTAGGATCATCATTTCCTATGAAGGTGACTGTAGTAGAGTTAACATCTGCTCTGCTGCGGCGTAATACATCTTCTTCAGCTAGTTCTGCTTTAACCTCAACCCTAGCCCCTTGGTTAGGCAAGCCTTCGTAATATGTTTGACCAGCTCTAGTTTCGTAGCGGGTTTCGTAAAATTTACCTTCTTCGTATGTATAATTAACGACAGATCTTAGATTTTTGCCTTCTACTCGAGTAGTAATAACGTTCTCAATACGTGCAAAAGGATCAACCTCCGTAACATCTTTTAAGAACTGTATTGCGCGCTTGGGAGTAGAGAATGCTACGGAACGCTCAATTTCTTCATTGGTTGAGTCCGCAAACAGCTCAAAACTACTTAGGCCTCTTCTAGCTTTTGGGGTGCTGGTTTTTTCTTGGGTAACGCTCGTTATGTCGGTTACTTTATCTGTTGTTGTTGTTGTTGTTGTTGCTTTTAGATCTGCAAGCTCCGCAAACCCGCGAGCACCTTCTTCTGTAATCTGTTCAAAGGTAGATACAGGAGTTTTTACGTTTTGAAGCTCAGGCCTGTAACCGCCCGGTGTCCGGGGCTGGTTTACACCTTCTTGCAACAACTCGGCTAATTGTGTTTCATGGGCAATTGTTTCTTGACCAGTTCCACCCCGCCGGGCAATGGTATCAGTGCGCTCTTGTTGGGCAGCTGTGCTGTTGTCTCGTTTTGCCAGAAATTCAAGGAAAGCTTGAGTATCGCTAGCTTTATCTGGGTGCAGCTCTACAAAAGCTTTGTAAAGTTTGACATCTGGTGGTTTAAAACCTGCCAGCACAGCGGCTCGCTGCATGTTAAGTGCTTCAAACGGTGATATGTCTTCGTCTGGCTGACCAAAAGAAAACAGCCCGTTTACTCGTGTAATTTTCTTGCCGTACCTAAGAGCTAGATTTATTGCTCTAAAATATCCGGAGACGGCTCTGTTTGTGCGGGGTGGCATTCGCCCACCCACCAGCATTTCATCAGACTGTTGAACTATGAACTCTGAAACCGCGTCCGTGCGATCTCTAGCTGCCTCCGGGCCTGCACCTTTTCTGTAGAGTATGTGTACGCGGTTGGCCTGGCCTAAAACAGCTTGAGCTCGGTTTAACGGGCCAGAGTTAGGGTACATCCGTTGAAGGTCGCCATCAGCCGCCAGTACTACATCAAGGCTGATGTTTTTTCCTTCACGACGCAGATCGGCAGCAACCTCCGCGGCAACCATGGAAAAGCCTGGTTGCAGGTTTGAGGTTATCCGTACGTGCTGATCAGGATTAGCCTCAAGTAGGCTTAACAGGTTACGCCGTATTGCATTCTTTTCTTCAATGAACTCGGTCTTTCCAAGCTCACCCAACCTGTCGCGCTCTACCGTGCGACCCAGTAGACCGATCCTGAGTATAGACTCGCCCTTGCTGGTTACCTCTGGCTGCAGCTCAAAGGTAGGCCGTCTAGGTACCGGTACTGGAGCTGGATCTGGTGGCGTCTCGACTCTAGGTCTCGGCGTTGCTGCTCTGGGTGTTTGATTTGCATTTGCAGTAGGCGCAGAGGTCTTCTTTATTTTCTCACTGTTGCTGGTGGCCTGCTTAGGCTCTTCTGGTTTGACACTCTTGGGTTTGGGTTCTCTAGGTTCCCTCGGTTGTCTTGGTTGTCTTGGCTGTCTTGATTGCCTTGTTCTGGCGGCGGGCGCTTCACCAGTTTCCTGCTGCGCCTCAAGGGCTCTTGCTTGTTCCGCAAACTCGTTGCCCCACCAAGCCATTCGCGACCGCTGCCCGACAGGTTCCGTATTCAGTTTGAGGTCTTTGACAACTTCCAGCATGGTCTGCCGCTCGTTGATTTTTAGACCTAGTAGCGCCGAAACTACTGCGTCTAAGCTTTTACTTGCACCTTTGTTCAGCAATCCTTCTATTTCAGCTGTAGCCTTACCTGTAAACGCTGAAGCTTCTACTTGGTCCAGCAATGGATTTATCTTGTCCAATACGGTATCAAGCGATTTGTCGCTAAGTCCGCCTACTGTAGTCAGCAGCTTTGCTGCGAAGTTTTTGATATCCGAACGGCCTAAAAATTCAGTAAGCCCCTCTTCCATCATTTGCTTTGCGCTACTGTCTATTTTTAGGCTGGCTTGGCGCCTTTCTACAGCAAGTTTCAAGCCGACAGTTACTGCGCTATGAATAATTTCGTGACGTAACTCAAGCAGCCCGGAAAGGGCTCCAGTAACGCTAGCTTTGGTAGCGCGACCTGACCCACTTGCAAGTTTTTGCAGGGATTCAAGGTTGTCCGCAAGTCTGTCGCCCACGACAAGCGAGGCGCTCTTGGTATCAAAGTAACTTTCGGCGCTTCCTTGGGCCCTTTTTACGCTTCTAGCCAGACTGGTTACAGGGTGCTTCTGAACGCCTGTTTGAATAGTCAGTTCTGAAAGTATGAGGTCCGTAGACCGTTCAATAAGGTCTAATAGCTTGGGTTCTACATCCGTGAGCTCCCCGTTGAACTCCACCTTGCTGCCGCTGTAGCCCAGTTTTGTAACCTGCCCCTGAAAAACCCTGTTGAGTACAGCACGGCTTTCTGCCTGGGGTACTGACTGAGTGCCTAAGCGGGGGGTGCTTGCTCCGGAAATTGTCTTGGGAATTCGAAGGGTTGCCTCTGTGTTGCTGACTGTGCGCTCAACAGAGTAGCCTTTTGCCTGAGCGTAAAGGTTGCCCGCACGGCTTAGACTGTCACCAGGTTTGCTGGCGGATAAACTGGACGTGCGCGAGGGTAATACAGAGCTACGGCTGAACCCCGAGGATGTATCTGGTCGCTGAACCTCGTAGGCACCCAGCTTTTCCTTGTTTGCCTCAAGAGCTTTCTTACCAACACCACCCATGGTGCCGGCGGATTTCAGCTGCTCCTTGACGAGCTCCGCTTCAGTTTTTGGCTCGGCTGCTTTGTTGGCTGGCTTGGCATCTGACTCAGCAACTCTGTCACTACTGACGTCAATGTTGGCAATGGGGTCCTGAGCAATGAACTTGGCTTGGTCTCGCTGAATCCGCTCTTGCTCTAATCGCTCCTGCCTAGTTTTTTCTATGTTGGCAAGAACGGTGCTTGGGTTATTTGAAGCGTTCTGTAGTCCTTGTTTAGCTTCGGCTTCAGTTTGGTAACCCTCAGGATTTCCAAAAACTGCAAACTGATCCTTGGAATATTGCAGCTCAAGCGAGCGCAACGAAGAAGCCTCCACGATTCCGTGGACGCTTCCTCGTATCAGGTCTACAAGGATAAAGAACCGCATTGCTTGGATATTCTGATAAAAGATGTAGCAAGTTCTGGCTAGGATGTGCTAGAGTGAGTTTCAGCGGCAGTAGTTCCGCCCATTACCTTAGGGAGAACCTAAAGCATGTCTCAGTTTGAGTTCAAGCTTCCAAGTGGAAACGTTGTAAACTTCAGGGAACCTCGCAACTCTGATAGGCAGAAGGTCATTGACATGATCAAGCCTAATGAGAAGCAGTCGGTTGACGAAGTTCTTGCCGGTTTCTGCATCGTTTCCGTAAACGGTGAAGCACCGCGTGACCCAGACCCCAAGTACGTCATGCGTGGTTGGTCTATCAAGGATAGCCAGACCTACGTATCGCTGTTTCTTGAGATGTTCACGATTGGCGAGGATGAGCTGAAGGACATCAAGGAAGCAGCAAAAAAGCTACTCAGGCCAGAATCCGAAGCTATCTAAGAGTTGCCGAGACGGCTATTCTCTGCAGGTACGGGCACATACCGCCCAATGTAGCTGACGAGATGTCTGACGACTATAGAGAAGTTCTGGCCGAAGAACTGATCAAACTGGTCCGAGAAGAGGAACAAAGGCGTAGGAAAGAAGCTGAAAATCTGCAGGCCACTCTTTCCAGTATTCCTGATGTAATTGGAAATACTAGAAGGCCCCAAGACTTGTTCAAGCTTCTGTAGAGTTGAAAGCCGTGCCTAGGAAGAATCCAGCTGAACCGTACAAGAACGTGCCTCGAGGCTACTCGAAGCAGGTTGGTACCAGCCTGAGCTACTGGACGGCTTTCAACATCTACGGCTTCTACGGCCATCCAGATTATCTCAGGCTAGTAGAGTACGAGCGTGCTTTCACCACGGACGAGACAGTAGGCACCGGACTTGAGTTTATCAAACTCAGTATTCTGGCTGCCCTAGGCGAGTACCAGCATCCGGACCATAAGATTCAAGACTTCGTCAACGAGAACTTGGCTCGGATGTCGGGCTCTTACAAGGAGGCCTTGGGTGAGCTTATTGTCTCGTCTCTGTGGTCTGGGTTTGGTGTTAGCGAGGTAGTCTACAAACCAGAGGACGGGCGCATCTGGATTGATTTCATCGCCAACTATAATCCGCGTACCATCAACCTTCAGGTAAACAAGCAGGGTCGGCTTACTTGGGGCGAAGACTCTGCTTTCAACTCTAGTTTTACAACAGGCATCTGGCAGGATCGCCTTGGAGGTACACCAATTGTTCTACCAGAGGATAGGACAATTCTAGTAACTCATAACCGCCGGTATAACAGCTACTACGGCGAGTCTGCAATCAAGAGAATCTATAAGAACTGGCGTCTGAAAGAATCTGTTCTTGAGATGTGGAATGTCGCTCTTGATCGTTACGGCACCCCCGTCACCTATGCAATCGTTCCCCACGGCTACACGGGTAATGAGGTTCCGGATCCGTCGACACCGGGGCAGATGAAGCCAGAGACTATTGGTGATAGCACTGCTAAAGCTATATCTGAAATTCAGACTGGAACGGGCCTTGTCGTTGTCAGGCCTAGCCCCACAGACGATATCAAGCTTGGTACACTCACTACTGGAAACAACTTCGGGGACAGCTTCAGCGAAGCCATCAAGTACTACAACTCCGCTATCTACCGAGGATTGCTGATCCCACAGCTCCTGATTCAGGATTCAGCCGGTGGTAGTCTTGGCGGGCAGGCGGTTGCTGCTGTGCATTTTGACGTGTACAAGATGATGCTACAAGCGCTGTACGCCGAAATTGTAGAGCCTTTTGTAGAGCAGGTTATTGGCCAGCTTATAAGGCTTAATTTTGGAAAGCAGGATAATCCTGGCAAGTTCTTGATGCAGCCCAGTGACTCTGCCAGCACTGAAGTGATGTCTAACGTGTTCACGAACTTGTGCAACACCGGTGTTGTAAACATCTCGGACGCAGAAGACTTGAACATGGTTAGAGCAATGTGCGGTTTACCCATGCTTGATGAAAAGCGGGCAGCAAAACTAGCTAAACAGAATGAGGTCAAGCCCCCTGCACCTCCTGCACCCCCTACATCTGCTCAGCCAGTAAAGCCAAGCAACCCTCCAGTACCTAAACCCGGAAACCCGCAGCAACCTCCTAACAGGCGTTGATATCATGCCGGTGCTGGTTTACACGCTTGGGTCCGCCAAAGAAGAGCACCCGTTGCAGAGTGCTATTACGGAAGCCCTCCGTACAAAGAGCATAGACTACGTAACCAAGGTGGGCATTCACTTCGGTTTGAACCTTATCGTACAACTCAGGTTCAAGGGCATAAAGTGTCACGTAGTCGCTAGAGCACCAATCGACAAGAAACCTTGCAGCATGGTGTTGAACGAACTGCTGAAAGCGGGGCTAGCAGAGTTTGAGGAGCCGTTTGATCTTATTGATACTACAAAAGAGGGTACGGCAAGCGTAGAACTCAGAGTGCCTGAAGACCTGTCCCCGCAGCTCTATCCTATGTGGGGCAGTGCGGTTGCTAATGCTATAGCAAAGTATGTACGCTCTTTAAAGTAGCGCAGAAAATGTTTTTACTACTTACGTACCTTCACAAGTGTGCCTATATCTGGTATATGGTTGCTTAGAGGCTTACCCAACTGATGGCAGTTCTTCGCGCAGCTGCGCGTAACAACCTTCCGGCCAGCGACTTCGCTGTTCCCGGTAAGCGTAGCCTGCCTATGCACGACAAGCTCCACGCTCAGCTTGCCTGGCGTGCTGTTAACCGCACACAAGGTTTGAGTGCGGAAGAGCGCGCCTCTGCAAAGCGTCGCATCCTGTCGCGTTTGCGCGAAATGGGCGTTGATGTCAGCAACTACAACGAAAACCTGTCCATGAGTGAGATGGTTCTTGAGCTATCCAACGAGGAACTTGTAGCCCTTTCAAGCTATACCGAAGAACTTTCTACCAAAGACCTAGCGGATGTGCAGGATGAGCTGGGTTTCCGGCTGAGCGACGTTATCCCGGACCTAGACGAAATTGTAGATTTTGACGAAGGCTTGGCAGACGGTTTTATTCCGCCGGAGGGAGTTCGCTCCGCAGCCCGCAGGGGCCTTAGGCTGCGGGAAAAGTTTGGTCGTGGTGGGTTGGATACCCGTGAAGCCGGAAGGCAGGGTATTGGTAGCGGCGTAGCCCGTGCGCGTGACCTTGCAAGCGGTGCATCTATGCCGCTCAAGACTGTAAAGCGCATGCGCTCCTTCTTTGCCCGACATGCCAAGAACAAGTCCGGCAGTCCTGAAGCGGGTGACCGCGGTGCGATTGCTTGGTTGCTTTGGGGTGGAGACGCGGGTAAGTCATGGGCTGACGGAATTGTCAGTCGAGCAGAGAAAGCTGACGAAAAGCTTAGTTGCTGCGACGGTACCGGTAGCTGCTGTGCAGGCACAGCGGAAGCGGGTACAACAACTCAGATGGGCGTAAAGAAACCTGTTGAACAGTTCTCAGCTTCGGTAGGCAGTATGGTCCGCTGGGGTTCTTCGGGAGGCACAGCTCGCGGTAAAGTTGTAAGCATTGTAAAGAGCGGCGAAGTACCCGGCATCCCGGTAAAAATCACCGGTTCCGAAGAAGATCCTGCAGCGCGTATTCAGCTATACCGTGAAGATGGTGATGGCAAGCTGAAGCCTACCGATGAGTATGTTGGCCATAAGGTTTCCAGCCTACAGGCGCTGTCGCAGGATGTCAGTTGCTACTTTGGAGGTGGCGCCGAAGTATTTCTGCTGTCAGACGGAGCAGCAATGCTCCGCATCCCTATTGCCCGCTTTGGTACGTTTGTACACCCAGTCTATGGAACCGTTGATTTTACGCAGCGTGATTTTGACGAGATGGTAGAAAATTTCAATAGCAATGAGGCAGGGTTTGTTCCCTATCTACGCTACGGTCACGCTCGTTTTCCTGAAGCAATTGATGGCGAACCTAAAGTTGCAAATCTGGAAAAGCTTGAGCAAGAGGAAGATGTACTGTATGGTGTTTATAGGCCTCTAACAGACGAAGTTGTAGACGACGTCAGAGAGGGGCGTTATGCTAGCGCTAGTGCTGAACTTAAGCGATACGCAATCTCAAAGCGAGACGGCCGTCCAATTGGAACCCTTCTCACTGCACACGCGTTGACCAACGCACCTTTTGTCCCAGACCTTCCACCGAACCAAGTGTTATCCCAACCAGCAGGGATGCTACCCGTCATTACCCTGTGCATGTCTGAAGGAGATCAGACGAAAATGTCCAACAACAAGAGCAACGACCAGGTTCTTTCCGACGTCGGGGCCCTGCTGGACGCTTACGAACTGAGCGATGCGCAGCGCGATCAACTCAGGAAGAAGCTGGCAGGGATGGTGGGTGCGCCTGCGGACCCCGAAATCAAGGATGACAAGCCCGCGGGTATTCCCGGGGATGATCCGGCTGCGGCCAAGCTTTCGAATGACGAAGACCTTTCACACGGCGAACCACTCAAGAAGGCTGGCGAAGCCCTCAAGAAGATGGGTCGCGAAGAAGACATGGAAGAAAAGCGCGAGCGCGAAGAAGAGCGTATGTCTCTGATGGGCGAGTTTCTTTCTTCCATGGCTAAGCTCTTCCAAGGCCAGAAGATGGCTAAGAAGGCTGAGGCTCCCAAGGGGGAACCCCAGAAGTACTCGGACGACGCAGAAGGAGGCGTGCCAGACATGTTTGACGAGGCCAAGCTCAGCGCTTTGGTCAACCAGGCCGTTGAGAAGGCCAAGGTTGAACTGACGCAGCAGTTCTCGGAGCAGATTGCAGCGAAGGAAGAGGTTATCTCTGATCTGAGCGCCAAGCTTTCCGAGACCCGCAACCAGACCGAGCAGTACAGCAATGCTATTGCCGAAACCAACTTCACCAACCGTGTAAACGGTCTGGTAGCTGCAGGCATCCCCGCGGTCACCGTTCAGGCGGTAGCCGAGATTGCCCGCAATCTTCGTGGATCCGTCCAGAAGCTGTCGAATGGTGCAGAGGTTGATGCAGCCGAAGCCCTGTTCGCCGCTCTTGAGACCCTGCCCCACGGCAACCGTGTCGAGTTCGAGCAGATCGGCCAGCAGCTGACTGACTCGGCCTCGGTCGATAACCAGTACAGCGACATCATCGCCAATCTCCTCGGTGAGAGCGGCAAGTAACCAAGGAGAGCAGAAAATATGCCAGCCAATGTGACGCCGTTCGTCCAGGTCGGCGATCTGGCATCTCTGGGTACGACCGTACTCACCAAGATGGCCCAGGTCTTCGAACAGTTCCCTGGAGATCCCCTCGCCCAGTTCTTCCCCGCTGAGACCACGATGAACACCTCGATCACGATCGAGCGCGTTCGTAACGGTGTTGGCGTTGCTCCCCTCGTGGAGCCTGGGTTCACCGACGTCCTGACCGACAACGCTCAGGTCGAGCGTATGCAGATCTTCCCTGCTTACGTTCGTGAGTCGGACTTCATTCCTCAGAACGTAGTCAACGACCTCCGCAAGGTCGGGACGCTGAACGAGAAGGAAGGTAAGGAGTTCATCGCTCGCCGCATTCGTCGTATGACCGAGCGTAACAACCACCTGTTCGGTATTCTTCGTGCCAAGCTCCTTCTCGGTGGTATCAACTACACCGATCCCCGCACCAAGAAGTCGATCAACGTATCGGCCAACATCCCCGCCAGCAACCTCTATGACGTTGTTGCTGCTGGTGGTGCCGGCTGGGCGGATCAGGCTAACGCCCTCCCCGTCCGCACGCTGATCAACTTCCGTCGTAAGATCTTCAACATTGCAAAGGTTGAGCCCGAGTACATCATCATGAGCTCGGACCTTCAGGCCATCCTCGAGAATAACGCGGAGATCCTGCGTCGTCAGGAAGTCTCGTTCCTCTCGCAGACTGGCTTCGTCACCTTTACCGACGGCAAGCTGACGAAGATCGCCGGTATGGAGATTATCACTGTTGACCACGTCTACCAGGATCCCGTGACCAACGCGGTTTCCAAGGTCTGGCCAATCAACAAGGTCGTCATCCTTGCCAAGAACCATCCTCAGATGAGCGGCGAGCTGCTGGGCCGTACCCAGTACTGCGTTGGTGAGGATCCGATGGGTCGTCCTGGAATGTGGGTCCGCACTGGTCCCGACACCCAGCCTCCCGCGGCTCCCGGCCGTTCGATGCAGATGGGTAACGCCGGTCTTCCCTACATGATCTATCCCGAGTGGGTAGGCGTGCTCACGGTTGACTCGGTTGCCAACCTGTCCGCCATTATCGATCCTGCCGTCACCAACCCGTTCTAACCCAGGTCATAGGGGGTGGCTCCCAGTGAGCCACCCACCACTTCAGAGGAGTTGATAAAAAATGCAGCAGCTTATGAATCTGCTGGGTAAGGTTCAGCTGGAGCCTGGGGTAGCCGTTGGTCTCCTCGCCTCCGCTGGCGCTGGCCTTTCCCTCGACGTCGCTGCGGGCATCGCCCGCGTTGGTTCGCTGGACAATGATCCTGCGGTCACCAACCTGGCCGCTCGCGGTATGAATCAGCCCGGTCGCGTCATCGAAGTCGGTGCGCAGGCCGTAGTAGTTCCCAATGCACAGGTCAGCCTCGTTTGGCTCAAGACCGATGGTTCGCTGGCCGTAACGGCTGACGCTGTCGATCCCGCAGACGTTGCCCCTGAGCTCGGTCCCGACCCCTTCAAGGGTGCAATGCTCGCGTTCGATCAGCAGGAGGGTCCCCTCCGTCGCCGTCCCGCAGCCTCGGTCCTTCTTGCGAAGGTCACCGCAGCTGGCGGCGCCATCACCGCAGTGGACAACCGCGTCCGCTCGATGATCCTGATCTAGGAGTAATCGAATGAAGCTCCTCGTTTGTGTGTTTCCTTGGGAAGAGTTCACCGTTGGTGACACGCTCAAGGTTGCAGACGCCGAGGCGGAAGTTCGACTTCTTCTAAAGAACGGGCGCTACCACGTGTGGGAAATGCAGAAGGATCTGGGGCCAGACGCGGCCCCAGCTCCTGAAGCGCCGCCAGCACCCGCTCCTGAACCCGTCGCAGAGCTTCCAAAGGAGGAACCTGTCGAGGTTCCTGCTCTTGAAGAGCCAGCCGAGGAAGCTGCTCAGGAAGAGCCTGCGGACGAAGTAGTTGCACCACGCCGAGGCCGCAAGGCGTCCCGGTAATCCGTGTATGTAGTGAGGGGTCCGGTTTAATCACCGGACCCTTTCTACCATTGAGGTAGGAATGGCTTACACACTATCAGCCGCCGACACCAAGGCTTTGATTGCCATGGTGCGGGCCTACAACGTCATCATCAGCGATCCCACTACCATTACCGACAAGCAGATCAGCAACTTCCTGACCTCACATGCCTTTCCTCGTATTCGTGGCAGACTGATCACGGCAACGGATTCTACCAACAAGCACATTTTCTACGATACGCTTAGCAACCTTGCGGATCCCGGTGCACAAAACCGCGCGGATAGCTTGGTTACTGGCGTTATGACGGATTCCATCGTCAAGGACTACGTCTGGCGCATTGCTTCGGCAATGGGTGCGGCTTGGGCCATCAACAATTTGGTCAGCATCATCGACAGCCAACAGAAAATGGCGCAGGAGCTGGAAAAGCAGGCGCTGGATGACCTGAAGCTGCTGATCACTTCGCCCGAGCTTTCGCTGGCAGCTAGCCAAGCGGCACAGAAGCTGGACGCTGTTCCTACTGACGGCATTCCCAAGATCTTCATTGCCATGGACATTAATCCGGCTACCTATAACCACAGTGCGGCAACAGCATCAGCCTATACCAGCATTCAGGAAGATGGAGTTGCCAGGCTGTGGGTAGGACCATACATGATTGAGGCTGCCCTGACACAAGGCGATACAGTGCCTATGGTCATGAACAAGATCATGACAGCCGTTAGGGCTTATCAAGCTGCAAATGTACCGCCTATGGCTAAGTTCAATATGGTCGTTGGACCCAACGAAGGTCCGCTTGTAACGGGCACCCAGTACATCAACTACACCGACCCAGTAACCACTCAGACCGTACTTACGGCCTGTCAGGTAACCACGAACGTTGGTTGGTTGTCCTTTCACGTCTACCAGTATGACCAGACAATAGATAACTTGTTCTGCACGTTGGAGTTTCTTAACACCAACGAGGAGTACGGTATTACTGGCTTGCTCTACGGTGTGATGGAAACCGAGATCAATTATCAAAAACTTAGCCGCAAGGGCCCGTACTCGGTATTCATCGACGTGAAGACCGGGAAGAACGGCACGCCCGCCAACGGCGGTAACGACATCCTGTCGGGTAACGGTGTATCCGATACGTTCTACTTCGAGATCAATAACACAAGCGGTAAGCTGCTGACGGATGGCCGCATTCGCTATCAGGTAGCTAACCTGGTTGCCAATCCCGGGGGTTCACCGTTGGCGCCACAGCCGCGATACGTGGTCATTCCGGCGGGCTCTACCGCGCTTGACATCGTTCGGCTGTTGGCGCAGGACATCGATTCTATCGGTTTCTCCCTAAAGCTGCTTGCAGCCCCGCGCTCTCCGACCGCGATCACAGTGATGGGCACGCCCATCAAAGCACCCGGACTGCAACTAATCCCATACCGCCCGTCTGGATATGAGGACAGGATTGTCTTTGACATCATGGAAGTGCCAGCGCTGCTGCGCTTTGGTCCGCTGCCCTCGTCAATGATTACCAACGGCGCATTTGATAACAAGCCCAAGTCTCTGGTCATTCCAGTACGGTTTGTGCAAAGCCAAGCCACTCAGCTGTCACCGCTGTCCAACATTACCGGTAGTGTTCAAGTGGCGCAGCACGAGGGCTCTAACTCCCTGAAATCTGCATTCAGCGACATCCGCTTCTTTAATAGGCCTACTTACTAATGGCATACGGAGCAAGTCAGCAGCTGTGGCCGCCGGTCACGGCAAACTTGATTGTCCAGACGCTGATTTACAGGCTGGCTCAGCACCCTCTGCTAAAGGCGGGTATCATCGTTGATGAGCAGGGAAGTCCTATAAGAATTACCAAATTTAGAAACTACGATGGTTTGGAAGTACAGAACCTAAGCGGGCTTACGTTATCCGTGTTTCCATACCACTACAACAACTCAGACCAAGCGACTTCCTTGACAGTAGAAAGCGTAAACGCATCTATCAGGTTTCAGCCGTATACCCTTGGCGCTTCCGGCGACCAGCGCGTTGACCTCACCGCTCTTGACGAAGCTACCTGTAATATTGTGCTTCGGCTACACGCGTTTGGATTTTCCAAGTCACCCGTGTCTGATCCCGACGTTATAAGCGGGCAGGAAACGGTGTTTGAAACCAACTACGTAGAATACGCTTTAAGGCAGTACGCGGAGCTATTAGCTCACGCGCTTAGGGGCAGAAGCATGCGTAGACTTCCCCGCTTTGGTGACGGAGTTCCGCTGCTCGCAGGAAGTACAGTTCAGCATATCGATTTCCCTACTGCTCGTTGGGAAAACAAGGGAAATTCTGTCCTACATTCTGCTTCGGTTCTTTGGCAAGCTAAGTACTATGTCGTGAGAGAGTGGCAGAGGCCCCCCTCTTACGAGCTTGTACAACCAGCCGACAACGGCAGCTTGCTTGTAGGGCACAAACCTGACGCACTCGGAATAGAACACCCGGTCTACTATAACACCGTGCTTCACAAGTACCTTGACGCAGACAACGAAACCGAAATTACAAGGGCAGAACTTGTAAACCCAGCAACAGGTCAGCTGTATTCCAACTTGGACGCCTCGCTGATTTCACTCATCGATACTTCACCGAAGTCAGAATTGGATATCTCCTTCTACTTTAGAAAGATTGATGATGGTCTTGACGAATGTTAGGCTAGTAGCCAAAGGAGCTTACTAAACATGGCTTTCCCTAATGTCAGTATCGAAGAAATCATTGACGGTCCCAGGCCAGTCCGAAACCGGAGCCTGAACCGCGTGGTTGCGGTTGGACCCGCGTACAAGGGCCTGTACAAGCAGATTGTACTGGTGTCGGATGACGATACCCTTGCCGCCCGCGTCGGCCGCACGCTTGATGTAGGTTCTGTTGGTCTGCAGTGCGCCCTTGATGAGGGAGCTTCTGACCTTGGTCTCGTGCGCGTAATGGGCGCTGCCCGCGTCGCCAGCGCCTACTTCGACATTTCGGGCACCGGCACTGTCGCGGGTAACGTCAAGCTCACGCTTACCGATGGTGTTGACACCTGGGAGTACACCACAGCTCTTACCGTGGGTGAAGCGGCAGCTTCGATCGAGGCTGAGCTGATTGCTCTTATCGGGGACGATGCTACCGCTCCCGTAGTTGGTCTACTTGATCCGCTCGTTTCCGGGCGTGTCGTACTCAAGGCCAAGGTCGCAGGCCTTGCCGCCAACGACATCGCCTACGAAGTCGAACTACTCGACTCCGCTGACGGACTTACCCTAGGGGCTGCTTCTGGTAATCTGCAGGGCGGTCTTGATGGTCCTGCCAAGGCTGAAGCACTGGTCGGTGACCTGCGCCTTGAGTGCCTCTATGAGGGCATTTACGGCAACACCGTCAAGTACAAGTTTGTGCCCGGCACCGTTGCTGGTACGGTTGTGCTTAGTCTTGAGGATGGCGACGCTGTGAAGGAGAGCTTCACGCTTCAGTTCACTGCGGACAACCTCATCAATGGCAACGAGCTGGCCGCACTTCGCGGTTCGGCTATGGTTCGCGGTTTCTTCGAGGGTGACCTTGCCGCGCCAGTGCTACCAACCGGCACGGCTTTCATGGCTGGTGGTTCGGATGGTTCGCCCATTACCGATGACGACTACATCGAAGGGTTGCTTGCTCTTGGCAAGGTCCAAGCCAATATCGTGTTTGTTCCTGGCAAGGCCAATGCCGCTATTCGCGGTGCCCTGATTGCCCACGCCGAGAATGCCAGCATCCTTGATGGACTTCGCATTGCCGTGATCAACGCCCCTCGCGGGATGACGGTTGCGGGAGCTGCAACAGCAGCCCAAGGTGTAGACAGCAAGCACGCCGTAATGGTTGCCGGCTGGTGCACCTACGCCAGCCAGCCCCGTCTAGCGTCCAAGTCGGTATCGCCCGACGGTTTCTACGCTGGGCATCTAGCTGCTACTGCAGCGCACGTTTCGCCCGCTGCACGTTCGTCCTCCCGTTTCTTCTCGACCATCATTGATGTTGATACCGAGAGCAGCGTTCAGGCGTTTAACGCGTACACCGACGGTCGTCTGGAAGCAATCATTCTTGACCCCGCCGCCAACGCGTTCCACTGCCTGAACGGACGTACGCTGGCCAACGATCCTGCCCACTATTATGTGTGCATTCGTCGTATGTCCAACCAGATCCAGACGGATATCTTCTTTGCCAGCCAGCCTTATAAGTCGGAGCCAAAGACCGACAGCCTGCTAGGCAACGTCAGCGGAATGGTAAACTCCTACCTCTCCGGACTGAGCAATACAGGCCGCATCAAGGGTGGCAGCGTTTCCGGCTCCCAGGCTACTGCAACCGGCATTCGCATCGACTTCCGCTTCTTCCCGATCTACCCTGCGGATTCGATCGAATACGGAATGCACCGCCTCGCCGTAGATATCTAGGGTAAGTAAGCCAAACCCGGGGCCATGCGCAATGACCCCGGGTTAGCTTTCAGGAGTAGCCAGTGGCTGATGACGCTTTAAGAGAGGCTGCTGCTCAGGCAGCTCCAGGTATGTTCCCTGGAAGTAGTCAGCAGAGTGCGGCTAGTGCGGACGACTTCAATACCAGTAGTACCTCGGGTGCTCAGCAAGCCGCAGCACCCCGCTATACGGTTGGGGGCACTCTAGGTAGTCACGACTCAAACTCCTCAGGACCAGCCCCGCTTCAAGGGTATGATGTTGGTGTCTGGGTCAGGGATCTTGGTTACAACGGCGGTACGGGTAATACCGTACTTTTGGGGCAGTTCAACAGTATTGTCATTACTGTTCGAAACATATCTGACCCTTACGTAGCCGTTGGTTTTAGACAACCCTTGTACCTTGACGGTGAAGTGCAGATTGCTTTCACTCTTGAAAAGGGTCTGCTGGACATGGACGTTTTTACGGAGACGTTTGGCTTCAACAGAATGCATCGGGAATTTCGCTTCAACAGAACACCCCGGTTTGAAATCAGCTTCTGCGTAGACCCCGTAGATTGGGTTGCGCTATCCCAGACTAGTTATCAACTCAATGAAGGTATAACGCGCAAGCCCGTTGGGCGCTTTGTATTAGGTGGGTGCAAGATTGAAGCATTCAACTTAGGTGCTTCCGCAGGCAAGAGTGTAGTAGCTACCCAGTGGCACGGCGTAGCCCACAGTATTATTGCAGAACCTTCTGAGCCTGATATTGAGCAGGGCAAAAGTCAGAGCGTTACAGCAGTTAAAACGGACGGCGGCTACGGCGGTAAAGCAAATGTCGCAAACACAAACACCAAGAAAGATTCCTTTTCGGTGTCTTCGGCCAGTGAGTCTTGGTTTGAAAAGGGCAAAGGTACCGCTCAAGGCGTAATCAATAGCCTTAATAACCTCAAGCGCGGTTGGGGTATTGACGCCCCTTGGTTGGATAATGGAATCAATAGTGTTCAAGGGGCTCTAAACAGTTTGAATTCGGTTGCTAGTACCGCGGGAGAGGGTACTAAAAAGAATAAGCTAGACGACGTCAGTACCGCTACGGGACAGGGTACTAAACAGGATAAGCTAGACGACGTCAGTACCGCTACGGGACAGGGTACTAAAAAGAATAACCCAGACGACGTCAGTACCGCGGGAGAGGGTACTAAAAAGAATAACCCAGACGACGTCAGTACCGCGGGAGAGGGTACTTCCCAGCAAACTTCTGCGGATAGAGTGTCAGAAGCTTCAGCGGTTTCTACAGAAACTATAAAAAAGGGGCTACGCGACGCATTAACCGCGCTAAGAATTAATATTGCTAAGGAGACTAATCCTTTTGTAAAAACAGTCTTGAAAACACTCCTAGATGCAAGTATAAATGCTTTGTCTGTCGAGGTTAACAAAGAACCTAAACCTAGTGAGTTACGCGCTGGTAGGATTACTGATGCGTACGGAAACGTTAAAGTTGGCGTCGGCCAAGAGTATACAGCAAGTCAGATTAGGGAAGGTGCGATTACGAATTCTGACGGCACCATAAAGGTAACTGCTAGTACGGATGCGGCTGCTGGGGTTGTTAATGGAGACGGTACTGCACTAACCCAATCCCAAGCCACTATAGACTCGGTAGAAGAGCTTAAGGTTGCTCTACTAGGCAAGCAATACGATTTGAACACAACCTTGGCAAGTGAAACCGACCCGGCAAAGAAACAAGCTA